GTGCGGGCTCAGCGGCCATCGCGGCCCACAAGCCGAGCCGCGCGGCGATCCGGGCCAGCCGGCCGACGGCGGCGAGGACCGGCCGCTGGGGCGTCGGGTTGATCGGTGACGACGGCGAGGAGCCGAGCCACCAGCCGACGGCCAGGGCGACGAGGACGATGGCGATGGTCTTGCGATCGACGATCATGGCGGCCTCACGGGGCGAGGGAATAAACGCTGTGAATTGCGTCGTCCGATTGCGTCGATTTCACAAAAGATGCAATTTTTTGCGAATCGGCTGGAGCGGTTTCGCTGCTGATTTCAGCGGGCTCCGACGCTTCTGCCGGCGCAGGGGCGGGCTCGAACCAGTTGCCGTTGTCGAGCACGCGCCACTTGAAGCCATCGACCCCGCCGATGGCGAAGCAGTCGCCCTGGTCGAGCGCGGCTTGGATGTTCTCGCGGGAGGCCCAGAACGAGCCGTCCGGCTGGTCATCTGGCCAACGTGGCCCCCGGCACCAGCGATCTGACCAGCTGTTTTGAATGAGCCCGCCGTCTCGAGGGGAGCCGTTCTTCTGGTGCCTCACGGCCCAACAGAGCATCGCGTGGCCCCACGACTTTCCTCGAGGGAGGAAGCCGTCGGCGTCACGGATGGGCATCGTGTTGTCGGCCCGGCCGTAGCCGACGTTTGAGCAGAGGACTACCGGAGATCCCCGCTCGATCGACGCGCACAATTCCGCCCAGGTACTGACCTGAGCCACCGACACGGCCTTGTGTTGGTTGGCCTCTCTGGCGAGAGCGATCGGCACACCGTCCCGGCCCCAAGCGATGGATCGCGGGATCGAGTAGGTCGAGAGATCGACATCCCCATAGCGCTCCCGGTAAAGGATGCCGCCGATGGTCGGGTCTTTGCACTTTCCGGAAATCCACCGGGCGGCAGCGCCACCGTAGGAGCCGTCGAGCCCGTTGTTCCTGGCGATCGGCGGGAGTCGCGCGGCCGTTCTCGATCCCCCATAGATCGGCTCGGTCGCAACCTGCGGCGGCGGGCGGGCCATGCGCCCCTCGACGAAGTCCACCGATTGCCCCGTGTACGCCCCGAGGGCGAATGCGAACGAGACACAGGATCCGTGGTCGCCTTGGTCCCAGCACTTCCACGGGAGGCCGTAGAACGACTGGTGAGCCTTCTGAACATGGCGATAGAGGAACGTGTCCACACCCTTCGCCTCGGCCATCGCCTCGCCGGCAGCGGCGGCGAACGTCGGGCGGTCCAGTTCCGAGAGGAACTCTCTTGTTCCTTCCGGGTCAGGGCGGTAGCCGAACCGCGATTCCACCCCGGCGGCGATCCGGTGCGTGGCCCGCTCGACGAGCGCGCCGACGATCGCGGCGAAGACGACGAAGCCAACGGCGCTCCAGGTCCAGACGGTGCGTTGGCGGGCGGTCATCGGGTCGCCTCCGCCGCGGCCAGCCAAGCGGCCACGGATTCCACGGCAGTGAACACCGGCCGATCGAGACGATTGAACTCTTCCACCTCGCCATCGGCACCAGACGAATCGAACTGCCGGTAGGTCGAGCCGTCGGCGTAGTCGTGCGAAGCGCCCAGCCTCAGGCAGGCGTCACACCGCTGGATCACCTCAAGATCAAGAGCGATCCAGTCCTGGTACGGCCGCGGCAGAAACATATGCTGGAAGTGGCTGTAGAGCGGTGCGATCGGCACCACTCCGAGCGAGAGCAGTTGGTCGAACGCTTCCATCTGCGTCCGGACGTTGATGGCGCAATCGCCCTTCGTGTAGGGGCTTGCGATGTAGACCCAAGGCTTTCCGCTCATCGCTGGCCTCCATACCGAAACCAATAGAGCCACGTTCCGGGGCGATTGCCGCGGTCGTATTCACGTTGCTCGTGCGCTTGCCGCGCGGCTCGCTCTCGATCAATGCGAGCCAGTCGCAGCTCCTCGGCTATCCGCTCTTCCGGACTCATGGCTTGCCATCGGCTTTGCTCTTCTTGCAGTCGCACGTACTCCCGCGCTCGCTGATCCTCTGGGCCACAGCCTGGATCCCACGGCGGAACCTGAACGGCAACGCTTGACGCTGTCAGGATCGCCACAAGCAAGACGGCCAATGCGACAGCCTTCATCGTGTTGCCTCCGCCGCTGCGGCCGACACGGCTCGGTACGCCTTCACCCACTTCGCTCGAGCGGCGGCATCAACCGGCCCGCCCTCGGTTCCGGCCTCGGAGTCGAGGAACGTCTTGATTGCATCGCGGACGGCCGGTTGCCGAGCCCCGAGCGACACGCCCCGCGTCCGCAGCTCGCGGGCGGCCCGGCGGAGATCGTCGAACGCTGCCCCGGTCTTCAGCCGCGGCTCGGTCTGCGAGCCGTCCCACTCGATCTGTGAAGCCAGTTCCTCGAGTAGGGCGGCCGTGGTCGTGGCGTCCCGGCTGGCCTCCTCACCGCGGAAGAGTCCCCGAAGATCGAGCCCGACGACCGGCGCGGGGCCGGGGGCGGGGGCGGGGTTGTCGCGATTCCAGAGCAGCGAAAACGCCATGAAGCAAACGGCGATCGTCGCCACGTTCATGGCAAGCGTGACGATCTGGAGCGTGGACAAGCCGCCGGCAGCCGCCGGGGCGGCCGGGGGCACCAGCGGTGCCGGGAGCGGCGACAGCGGCGGCAGCCCCGCCGGGGCGGCCGGGCGGGACCACAGCAGGTAAGCCACCGCGGCGGCGGCGAGGACCAGGGCGGTGGTCATGCGGTCGGCTCCGGGGCAGCGGCGCGGGTGAGGGCGAGGATCTGCTCCAGAGCGCCGCCGGCAGCGGCCAGCACCAGGGCCCGAACCGCCGGCCGGGCCAGGATCCAGAACGGCTGGAGGTAGAGAGGCACCGCAAAACCGGCGACGGTGTCGAACAGGTTGCCGATCACGCCGAGGGCCCAGGCCTTCTTCGCCGGGCCATCGGCCGGGATCTCCTCGAGGCCGGTCACGGCCAGGCGGAGGAGCTCGACGACAAGGGAGCCAAACTCCGCCACGGTCAGACCGTTGGCAGACTTCAGCCGGGCGCTTGCCACGAAGGCCAGACAGGCGGCGGTGAGCTTCTGTTCCGGGTTCATCTCTTCCGTCTCCAGATGTCACGGGCCGGAACCGCCACGCGGGCCGCTGCCCCGCAGGTGCATCGCAGATACTGGACCGCGGAATCCCCGCTCCGCTTCGAGGTGCGGATCTTCATCCGTTCACCACACCGGCAGCGGTGGTCAGAGCCCATTGGCTTTCATCCTCGCGAGGGCGGAAGCCGCTCGGGCCCCGATCAGCGCGTCGAGCCGCTTGCGGTCCATGGCCAGCCGTCGGACCTGGTCGGCCTGGTCGTCGGCCTCACGCTCGACGATCGCCCGGCGCTCCGCCTCGGTGAGGTTCGAGGCCGCGAACAGGTCACGCCGACGGAGGGCGACGGTGGACCGGGGGTAGGCCGGGCGGGTCACCACGGAAACGTCGTAGAGGCCCGACACGCGGTGGATGGTGCGGGTGATGTTGCCACGCTCGTCGGTGGCCCACGATTCATGCTTCGGGTCGGCCTTGACCGTGAAGGCGAAGCTACTGCCGGCAACGTATCCGCCCCGAATAAGGGTCAGGTACTCGTCGACGCGGGCCGACGGCTGGGGCGGTCGGCCACGGTACTCGAAGCCCTTCTCCCCTTCGGCCAGGTCGAGGGTCTTGTTGCGGGTCCGGCCGAGGGGGAATGCCTCGTCGTGATTCCAAGCCAGGACGACATCGAGCGATCGGCTCTTGAGGACGTCGGTGAACGCCCCAGGCATGAACCGCTCCCGGAAGCCCATGTCCTCCGACCAGGAATCCCACGGGGGGGCCATGCCAGAGATCGTCGGCGGGCCGTCCTCGCGCTCTTCGACGCCGACCGGGGCGAGGTCTGCCACGAGGAACCGGGTCTCGATCTCGTCGCCTTCGGCGTCATGCGTCCGGAACTCGATGCTCATGTGGTCCCCCTTGCGCCGGCGACAATGGTGGCCGCGGAATCGGACAGGGTCGGGTAAGCCGCGGCGATGACGGCCTCGGCCGCAGGGGCGGCCAGCGTCCCCGCGGATACGGCGGCCAGGACGGCCAGGAGGCTGGAGACCTGAGCCTCGGAGAGCGAGGAGTCGGCCGCCTCACGGAGCGGGACGAAGCCAGACTGGATGTAGGTTTCCTTCGCGGCGGGTTCGTCGAGTTCGGGGAAGTCCTCGAGGTCACGCATCTCGGCGGGCGTCATTGCGCCCCATTTCGCGAGGACGTCATAGAGGGCCCCGCGGGCGGCGCTGTCACCGCGGAGGAGACCGCGGTTGTCGACGCGGTACTTGCACCCGGCGTACTGCGGGCCACTCACCACCGGCGACAGGATGGTGCGGTTCACCGCTCCCTCGAGACGCATCTCCCAGGGAGTCAGGCACCACACCTGGGCCGACAGATGCTCCTGTTCCGTGGTGGCGTACTTCATCGCCTCGCGGACTCCGACGAGGGAGCCGGGAACCCCGTAGATCGTGGCGCACTCCGCGGTGACATCGCGCCGCAGCTGGCTGAACTCGGAGGCTTCGTTGCTGTTCGATTCGATCGCGACCAACTTGGATTTCTTGGGGAGGATCGCGGCCCCGCCGCGGTTGCGGGATCCGCCGTAGATCTCCCGCCACTGCTGACGGAAGGCGTCGATTGCCGGCTGGTTCAGGGTCTCTTCGGTCTCGATGACGATGTCGGGCCGGGCCCCGTTGCTCCAAAAGGCCCGGGCCGCGATGTCTAACTCTCTCGCCAGGGCCACGCTCGTATTGCAGAGCGTCGAGGGAACCAAGCCTCGAATCCCGTTATCCGAAATCCAGCGAACGTGCAGGATCTCGTCCTGGCTGAAGTTCACCCAGCCGGTCTGGCCCTGGGGCCCGGATCCGTTTGGGTACAGGTATCGGTAACCGATCGAGCCGTCGGACATCCGCCGCGGATCCATTCGGCTCGGGTGGAGGAGCTCGAGGGCAGAGCAGAAGCCACCGTCGACACCGGGGACAATCCGGGAGTATCCGTTGCCCCAGAGGGCGGTGTGATAGATCGTCGATTCGATCCATTCGTAGAGCGACTGGGTCGAGTTGGGCCGATCGGTGAGAACCGAATAGCAGGGGAGGTCGACGGCCGCAGACTTCCGCCCATCGGGCGTGGTGCGGATCACCCGCGGTGGCATCGAGGCGACGGCCTGACTCAGGAACCGCACACACGACAGAATGGCCGTGGTTCTCACGGCAACCTCGGGCGTCACCGCGTCGGGAGAGATCCACGCCGACCAGGGCCCGGAGCCATCGGACAGGCCGCGCAGCTCCACCGCCGGGGGCGTGGGCTGGGGCCGGGATCGCGCGAACGGAATGAGGTCGAATAGTCCCATGGCAGCATGGGACAGGGCGGGCCCGTGGCGGTGAAGTTACAGGGCCGTGAGGGCGAACGTCCCGCCCTCGGGCTCGGCGTCGGTGGAGGCCAGGGCGAGGGCGTTGATGAGGGCGAATATGGGGTCGACCTTCTCGGAACTCTTCGCCTTGTCGGGGCGGATGTTGCCGTTCATGTCCTCCCAGATACAGACATTGTTCGATGCCCAGGACATGATCGGGGATCGGTAACGCAGTCGGCCGGTCTTCACGAGGTCTTCGAGCATCTTGGCGGGGCCTGTCAGGTAGCCGATCGACTGCCTGACCTTGTGGACATCGAGACCGTCGGCCTGCATCCGCGTGGCGATCCAGTCGAGGTGCCACGGATCACCGCCGACCCCGCGGCACTCGTGGCCCTCGAGGAAAGCCATGATGTCGGAATGGACTCGCTCCTGGACGATCCGGCTCCCCTCGGTGACGCGAAGCCAGCCATCCCGCACCCAGGAGGAATACGGGACGTTGTCCCGCTTCTCTCGCTCGATCATCCCTTCCTCGGGAACCCACGCCAGGAGCTCGGCGTCGAAGCTGCCGTCGGCGGATCGGAACAGAAACACCGCCGCCGTCAGATCGTCGTGATCAGCCAGGTCGAGCCCGACCCAACAGGAGCGGCCCTCGAGGGGCTCGACCGGATCGGCTTGGCATTTGGTGAACTCGTCCCCGTGCCACCAGCGGGCGTCCTTTTCCGTCCAGCAATTCAAGGAATACCGAAGCCAGCGGCCCATCTTCCGCGGATCGGTCAAGGCGTCCTGATAGTCGGCCGCGAACTCGTCCTCTTGGAACGTCACACCCATCGACGGGTTGGCCTCGCGCCACACGGCGGGATCCCCGAACCCTCGCGGATCCTCGGGGTCGGCCGCGTAGATCACGCCCATGAAAGACGGGTTGGACTTCGGGTCGGCCAGGACGAGCTCGGCGTCCCGCCACCACTGGTAGCCAACGCTGTTCCGGTTGTCTCCAGCCGTCGAGATTGCCAGGATCACGCCGTTGGGCGTGGCGCGCGTGGCGTAGGTCAGGGCGCTGATCAGCTGATCGGACTTGTGGGCGTGGATCTCGTCGATGATCACGCTGCCGTTCAAGCCTTCGTTCCGGTATGCGTCGGCCGACAAACACCGCAAGACGTTCCCGTGATCGCGGTTCCTGATCAGGGACTTTGAGTCGATCACCTCG